TGGCCAGAAGCTTCAAATATCAAATATCCCTTGATTTCTACTGCAGCAATGCAATTTGCAGCTCGAGCATATCCATCTCTGATCCCGGGTGATGGGAAAATAGTCAAAATGAAAGTGATCGGACGAGATCCGACAGGTAATAAAACTGAAAAAGCCAATAATACAGCAGATTATATGTCATGGCAACTCCTTTTCGAGATGCCTTCTTGGGATGAAGACACAGATAAACTGCTAAACACACTGCCAATCGTTGGTACGATGTTTCGGAAGGTGTTTTTTGACAAGACAAAGGGGAAAAATACCGCTGATCTTGTCTATCCGGACGATCTGTGTGTCAATTATTGGGCTAAATCTCTGGATGATGCGGAACGTGTCTCCGAGATTATCATGATGACGAAAAGAAAGATACAGGAACGTATCAGAACTAAAGAATTTCTGGACGTAGATCTTGGAGATCCACCCGTTCCTGCAGATGCTCCGGATACACCCCTTGATCATACTACTCCATATAAGATCATTGCACAGTCAACATGGTTAGATTTGGATGATGATGATATTGAGGAACCATACACAGTAGTTTTTGATTACGACAGCGGTAAAGTACTTCGTATTGCTGCTCGGTTCACTCCTGACGACATTCTGGTTTCAGAAGAAGGAGAATTAATTGGTTTCAACGCACAAAATCATTACATCAAGTACACGTTTATCCCCAACCCAGATGGTGGTTTTTATGATTTCGGGTTTGGTCATCTTCTTGGCCCTCTCAATGAGAGTGTTAATACCCTAATCAACCAACTTCTCGATTCTGGGACACTTGCAAATCTACAGGCTGGTTTTGTAGGCAAGGGACTACGACTGAAGATGGGTGAAGCCCCGTTACGTCCGGGTGAATGGCGTGGAGTAAACGTGGTTGGAGATGACATCCGGAAACAGATGGTTCCGCTGCCTGTAACTCCGCCACAACCGGTGCTATTCCAGCTACTGGGGATGCTAATCCAGTCTGGAGAAAAACTGGCGTCTGTGGCTGAGATCTTTACTGGTAAAATGCCGGGACAGAATACTCCCGCCACTACCACGATGGCTACCATTGAACAGGGAATGAAGGTATTCACCGCTATCTATAAGCGTGTATATCGTGCAATGGAGAAAGAATTCAAGCTTTTGTTCTATTTGAATGGCGAATACCTCAATCCAAATAGTTATAGTGAAGTTCTAGATATTCCTGTCGATCCGAAAGATTTCGACACTAAGCTTTATGATATTATGCCTGCGGCTGATCCTGCTGCTTCTTCTCAGCAAGAACAGTTGATGAAGGCACAAGCATTGCTAGAACTGTTGCCAAGCGGACGTCTGGATCCAACAGAGGTTGTGATCCGTGTATTGAAAGCGCAACAACAGCCTGATTGGGAACGATTGATTCCGGGTATGGTCCAGACGGGCAAACCACAGATTCCACAACAACCCGATCCGAAACAACAGGAAATGCAGTTGAAAATGCAGGCTGAGGCCCAGAAATCCCAACTTAAGCAAGCTGAGGGGCAACAGAAACTGCAACTAAAAGGTCTGGAAGGTCAGCAAAAACTGGCTATGCAGAAAGCAACTGACCAGACTAAACAGCAAGGTCAGCTTGCACAAATGAGACTTGATGCACAGGCTGCTAAACACAAACAGCAAATCTTCATGCGTGATAGCGTAAACAAGATGAGGGTGAGTGACGCGCAGCATAAACAGAAACTTAGACAAGTGCAGGAGATGCCAAAATCGAAACCGAAAAAAGGTACACAGACGAAGACCTCGACGCGTGGAAAGTAAACCCGGTCACTAGAGCATTCTTCCAGTCAATAGTAACTGGAATACAGTATAGTAAAGATGAACTAGCGAACGCGGTAGGCGTCGTTTCAGAAGTTCAATTAGCTCGCATTGCAGGTAGGATAGATGCCTACAATGCAGTCCTAGATATGGAGATTGATGATGATAATTGAGCCAGCAGGAAATAGGATCCTGATTCAGCGTGATGATCTGGAAGATCATGATCCTGCGTTTAAGCAAGCTAAAGAAGCAGGAATTGTGATTCCAGAGACTGAAGATCAGAAACGGCGGCAAGCCGGTATGGATCGCGGTAAGGTAGTGGCTCTAGGCCCGACTGCATATAAAGACGATTTCTTTATGGGTGTACCGTGGTGTGAAGTCAATGACTTTGTACTATTTGCCAAATATGCAGGAAAACCCGTCACTAATCACCTGACTGGTGAAAATTTTATTATCATCAACGATGCGGATGTTGTAGCCGTATTGAGAGGCTATAATGGCTGATGAACAACTAGAAACCCTACCAGATGACGTAGAGATTGTAGACACGTTACCTGAGGATGAGGCTACTTCAGAACCACCTAAAGCTCCTGAAACAAAACCTGAAGAACCTCAGACCATAGAAGAAAATCCGATTGAGGCAGAAGCTAGGGCACTAGGCTGGCAACCCAAAGCTGAGTTTGACGCCAATCCAGCTAATGCTGGAAAGAAATGGCGGTCTGCTGAACTGTTTATGGAATTAACTCCTCTGTTTGAGAAGATTGATTCACTACATAAACAGAATAAAACTCTAGACAAGGGTCTCAAAGCTCTTGCAGAACATAACAAGAAAATCGAGGTAGCAGCGTATAACCGCGCTAAAGCAGAACTGCAGGCTCAACGTAGAGCTGCTCTCGAGGACAATGATATTGTTAAAGCCGAAGATATTCGGGATCAGATCGAAGCCTTGCCAAAACCGGCTGCCCCATCGATTCCGACTGGACCGGCTGAACCGCCGCCTCAATTTATTGAGTGGCGGGCACGCAACAGGTGGTATGACATGAATGAAGATGCACGCCTGTTTGCGGATACTTTTGGAGTTAAACTGCACAACTCAGGAGTACATCCTGACGAGGTTCTAAAACAGGTTGAGGCAAAGGTTCGACAAACTTTCCCCAATCTGTTTGTAAACCCAAAAAGAGATACTGCTCCCACTGTAGAAAGTGGGGCTAGAGCAAAATCAACGTCAACTTTCCAGTTGACTAGAGAAGAGGCGGATGTGATGAACGCGATGATTCGCGCCGGAGCACCCATTACCCGAGAGGAGTATATCGCCCAATTACGTAAGACCCGAGGAGCCTAAGAATGGCTAGAACACCTAAAACACCACAGACTGCGCCGGAACCGGCCAAACCCAGAAAACGCCGCCCTGTGGGCACGGCGAATAGACTGGAGTTCATTAATCTGGACCCGGAACGTAGGTACAGGCTAGTTAATGCTGAACCTGCGAGACTCTATATGTTCGAACAAGCAGGTTACCGCGTCGAATCTCTAGAAGAGCATCTACCGGGTTATACACGACTCGACAATGCATCTGCACTCGATAACGTGCTTCAGGTCGGAGGCGGCCAAAAACAAGTCTTGATGTCTATTGAAAAGGAATTTTATCAAGAAGATCAAGATGAGAAGCAGCGTCGTCAAGATGAATTGGAGAGGTCGATGAAACCTAAGATCTCCGAAGGCATGTATGGCGATATCAAAATCTCAACGTAATCGTCGGCCATCGGAGGTTGCTACTCTCTAGGAGTAATCTAGATGGCTAATACCAACAAAGTGAATGGCTTTAGGCCAGTTCGCTATTTGAATGGTGCGCCGTGGAATGGTCAGGCTAACAAATATGTTATCCCGGCCGGCAACGGTACTGCGACATTCATTGGCGATCTGGTTAAAGCTGATGCCACTGGCGACGATGCCGGTTATCAAACCGTCGTCCAAGCCGCTGCATCGAATGCTGTTCTTGGGGTGATCGTGGGCATGGAAGTGACCCCCGGTTCGCTCGATACGCCTCAGTATCGCGCAGCCTCAACGCGGCGTGTTGTTTGGGTTGCTGACGATCCTAACCTCATTTTTGAGGCTCAGGAAGACGGCGACACGGATCCGCTGGAAACCACGGACATCGGTCTGAACATCAACGTAGTTGTTGGTGCAGGTTCGACTGTTACCGGAGCTTCTGGTATGCAGATCGATAGCGACTCCGCTGCAACCACGGCCACTCTCCCGCTGCGTCTACTGGGCCTCGTCCAACGGCCGGACAATGAAAATGTCTTGTCTGCTGGTGGTCAAGCCTATACCCGTTGGGAAGTGAAGATCAATAATCACCAACTCGGTAGCTCTACCGGCGTTGCTGGTGTTTAATAGGAGGAGCTGAAAAATGGGAACCCCTGTTAACACCTCCAGTTTTTCCAAGGCCCTTTGGCCCGGAATTAACGCATGGTACGGCGCGGAATATGCCCGTTACCCGGAAGAGTACACGAAGCTTTTCGAAACCAATAACTCGAAACGTAATTACGAAGAGGACGTTGGTCAATCGGGCTTCGGTCTGGCAGCGATCAAGAACGAGATGTCCGGTATCAGCTATGATACCGCTCGTCAAGGCTTCACGACTCGCTATCGGCATGTCACGTACGGCCTCGGCTTTATCGTGACCCGTGAGATGTACGAAGACGGCCTCTATGACACGTACGCGAAGAAACGCGCTCAGGCGCTGGCCTTCTCGATGCGTCAGACGAAAGAAGTCCTCGGTGCAGCCGTGTTCAACCGTGCGTTTAACTCTGCGTATGTTGGTGGTGATGGCAAAGAAATGATTGCCACTGATCACCCGAACGTGGCTGGTGGAACGTGGTCGAATGAGCTGGCCGTGGCTGCCGATCTTTCGGAAGCCTCTCTGGAGCAAGCGTGTATCGACATTGCTGCCTTTACGGATGACCGTGGTCTGCTGATTGCAGCCATGCCCGAGAAGCTGGTGATCGCTCCTTCGAACGAGTTTGAAGCTGCTCGTATCCTGAAAACGATTGGTCGCGTTGGTACTGACCTGAACGATGTGAATGCTCTTAAAGAGCTGAACAAGTTCAAGGGTGGTGTCATTGTTAACCACTATCTGACGGATGCGGATGCTTGGTTTATTCTTACGAACGTTCGTGACGGTCTGAAGTACTTCAATCGGCGCAAGGAAGAGTTTGCGTCCGAGAATGACTTCGATACCGAAAACGCCAAGTACAAGGCAACGTTCCGCTGCTCGTTTGGTTGGACGGATCCTCGCGGCGTCTACGGTTCTCCGGGTGCTTAATGAAGTGAGGGGAGAAATCCCCTTACTTCTCTAACTAGGAGAATTCGATGCCAGTTAATCTTTCTTATCCGAAACCCCGTGATGTTCTGGTCAAGGCTTTCGATGTTGCACGTACTGACAGTGCTACGGAAAAATGTGTCCTTCCTAAGGATGCCGTAGTTATTGGAGTTCATGTACATCAAAAAGTTGCGGCCTCGACTGCTGCGGGTGCAGTAACTGTTTCGTGTGGATCCGACGCAGATGGTATTCTTAATGCTTTTAGCATGGCTACCACATCTGTTGGATTTGTTACGGCTGGTGCTGCTGTAGGTTCGTCAGTGGGAGTTAAGTTGACATCAGATTGTGCTGTAAAATCTACCTACACCGTGGGTTCGTCTACGGCTGGTGGGACTGGTACAGTCTATATTTCATACTTCATTCCCGGGCCGGGCGAAGATCTGTAACCCAATAGGGGCTTCGGCCCCTATCTTCTTTTTTCTTAAGGAAATTTCATGCGTCCTACATCTGTAACACTGAGTACTGTAACGACGTCTGCATGGATCCCCGTCAACTGGAGACAGAATCCTTTTGAATTGGCTGTGTCTGTAACAGGTAGTGGGACGAATGCATGGAAGGTCGAAATTACAAATGATGATATCTTTGATCCTTCTGTTACCCCCGTTGCTGTTACAGCGGATGCTCCTTTTGAGTCTGGAGCTGGTGCAACGGCTGAGCAAGGGAAAATCACACAACCATGTCGAGCCGTAAGGTTAAACATGACAAGTGCTACTTCTGGTAGTGCTACTATGACAGTCTACCAAGGGGGTTAATATGCGCGGACTTGACGCTTTTAGTGATGTCCTCGATCTTGTTCGCAATGCAGACAAATATGAGGAAAAGGTAAAACAACTTACTAGTCTTCTAAAACAAATTCAAGACGCTTCTGGTGGAGCGGCTGCTCTTGCTAAAGCTAAAGAACTAGAAACAGCGGCTGAACGTGTACTTGCAAGTGCTCGAGAAGAAGCTGCCAAAATTGTAGCTGACGCGAAAGATTCTGCGGCACGGATGCAGGAAAATCTGGCTGTCAAAGAAGCTGAACTACGCCAACGCAAATCTGAAGTAAATGATCTGGCATTTAAGAGTAAACGTGCTCAAGAAGATGCGACCAAAGCTCAAGAAAAAGTAGCTAAAGACGCTGCTGAAGTGGAGACACAACGCAAGAATTTGGAAGTTGCTCTTCTCCGTTTGGCGGAAAAAGAAGCCCAAGTTAATGAGCGTCTAGAAAAACTCAGGAGTGTAATGCAGTGACAAAACTTGCTATCCCTATTAGACGTGCTTTACGTTTTGATGGGGACAGCAGTACAACGCAGTACATAGG